TAAAGTTATGACTACGGCGACAACCAACCTCCAGATCGAAAGCTTGCTCTGGGCGGAGATCAACACACAGTTCGGAAAAGCTAATCCACCATACCCTTGGGTGTGGAGATGTCAGACAAAGGCTCTAAAGATCGCCCCTGACCACTTTGCGCTCGGTTTCGCCTCAGATGAGGAGATCAACTTTCAGGGCTTTCACTCGGCTAACTTCCTATTGGTTGCCGATGAAGCAGCCGGTATACCAATGCCGGTCTTTGATGCGCTTTCCACACTAATGACTGGTGAACACTCAAGAATGCTCTTGATCTCTAACCCTGACTCTCTCACCGGCTATTTCTATCGAAGTCACGAAATGGCCCACTTCCATAAATTTACGATCAGCGCGTTCGATACCCCAAACTTTACCCAATATGATATAACAATGGATGATATACGCAACGGAGACTGGGAAGAGAAGCTAAAGGGTGAGCATGTGCCATTCCCGGCGCTCATTCACCCGGCTTGGGTCGGACGAAAGTACATTGAGTGGGGTGGAGAGAGCAATCCCATGTTTATAGCTAAGGTTTTCGGTGAGTTCCCCATGGGAGCGGTCGATTCACTCATACCCCTCGAAAAAATTAACGCGGCGCAAAAGCGCAAAGGTTCGACTCACGGGTCTCGCCAGTGGGGGTTTGATGTTGCTAGGAAAGGAAACGATAGTTCTGTCCTCCGATACCGGCGCGGCGAACGGTTAGAACTGACCAGACAGTTTAGACAGTTCGATAGCGTCAAACTGGTTGAGTGGGCCGGGAAGATCATTCGGGACGTTGACCCTTCTGCCCCGGTCGCTATTGATGCTGTGGGCCTTGGGGGGCCGATAGCGGACATGTTAAGGATACAGAAGAAGCTTAATGTCTTTGAGTACACCGGAAACGGTAAGAGCGCGGACGACGATTGCCATAATCAACGATCAGAGTTCTATTGGCACCTTAGACAGCTCTTTGTAACTGATAAGATCGCGGGGAAAATTGACGAGGAGACCAAGGAAGAGCTTTTAGCAACCGATTATAAGATAGTCAACGGCAAAGTACGTGTTTTAGAGAAAGATGCAATTAAGAAAGAAATCAGTCGCTCACCGGACAAGGCCGATGGCTTAATGCTTACTTATGCGCCAATTGACAACATGACCGCTATTGATGATATAATAGTACCAGGCGGCGACAAGCACCATCCAAAAGAGGTCGCTAATGAAGATATCCAGTTCTGGTATCCACAAAACTAGGAGGCGATACGTTATGAATCCATGGCTAGCTATGTTTCAGTCATTGTTACCGAAAGCAGGCGCTATGAGAGTCCATGTAGAGGGAGAGCAATGTATTTCTTGTAATAGCTTCAAAGAGGTAAGCAGAATATCAATTACTAAGCAAGATGGCATGACCGGCGCGATCTATTTGTGTGAGGCGTGTATTGAAGCAATTAAAATAATGATATAGAAAGAGGCAGTATGAAGTATGACCCAGGAGAAGTAATGGGTAGGCGGAGGCAGAAGCAAGCGCGGAGGCGCTGGCTAAGAAACTACAAAGAAACTCTGAAATGTGCCCACTGTGGTTTTTCGTTCAAGGGTAGATCGGAATGTTGTGATTTTCACCATCACCCCAAACCAGCGGAAAGACCACACGCGCTATATGTCGCTACTAGTACGAGCGATAAGGCGCTACACGCGGAATTGAAGAAAACAATTCCCCTATGTGCAAATTGTCACAGAACGGTACATAAACGATTCTAGGAGGAAGAAATGACTAGAGAAGAAGCAGTAAGTTGGTTGGTTAGTAACGCTTGGGCCACATACAAACCGGGTGAAATAGCCAACACCGATAAAGTGTGGAAACGAGAAACTATTTTCACTGGGGTACATATAACGTGTACCCATGAAGAGTGGAAAGAGCTTGTAATTGCTCTTAATGAATAAGTATTCAACCGGCTCATTGGAGGGAAACAAGGTTACTGCATTTGCTGAAAGCAGGGGCCGGTACAAGGGGGAGCTAGGTGTCGATTGCGGCCAAGGCCCAACTGGGCAACCGTAAGACAGGGGTTCGATTCCCCTCTCCTCCACTATGCGCTTGTTACACGCGCCACGGCCAATGGCGAAGCGGCTAGCAAGCGCTAATGCCACATTAGCTCAGTTTGGTAGAGCAGGTGCCTTGTAAGCATCAGGTCGTAAGTTCGACTCTTACATGTGGCTCTATGAAGAATCAAGCATATAAGGCACACGATAATTGTTTAGGTGGTAGAGGCTGTCATTTTTGGTGTCATAAAAAACTCTTGTGCAAAAAAGGTAAGATCACAGAGTTAGACCGAGCAAGGTGCCGGTCGCGTCCCTACAGCGGCCACTACATTGAATACCAAGGCGAAAGATGATATACTTACGCTTGACAAATAAACTAATAAGGGAGCTGTCCAAGTGGGCCTACTCCGTAGGATAAATAAGAGGTTTGGCAAAAAGACAGAACACAAAGCTACCAGGTTGCAAAACCCTGGTGGTTTAAGCATTCCCTTGGCAAGTACTCGAAATGTCCAAGCAAAACAGCTCCAGGTCGATTTTCTGTCGATCACTAAGTGGGCGTATCGCGGTAATGAGTTAGTACATTCGTGTATGGATGAGCGGAGCAGGGCACTAAAAGAGGCTCCGCTTAAAGTTTTCGATGAAAAGAACGATGAATGGGACGAAAACAACGAGGTAGAGCTTTTAATGCGCCATCCCAACCCATTCCGAACACAGGCCGATTTGCTTGAAACCATCGAGCAACACCTATCGCTAACCGGCAATGCCTTTATTCGTAAAGTAAGAGACCAACGTGGCGTTGTCCGACAGCTTTGGACAATGCACCCCCACCTTGTAGGAATCATCCCCGATTCAAAAACCTTTATCGGTGGCTATACTTATAAAGTTGACGGTATAAAGTATCCCCTCCCAGTTGAGGATGTTATCCACCTCTTATACATTGACCCGGCGGATGACTATTTTGGAATCTCTCCGTTGGTTGCCGCCGCCAGGCGTATTGACGCGGACAGTGAGCTTGGTAAGTTCAGCAAGCAGCTGCTCCTAAATATGGCAGTTACTAGTGGTTGCTTTGTTACCGAGAAGAAGCTGAACCAAGAAGAGCGAACGATCATGGAGGAGAAGATGGCAAGCCGTTATGTCGGCGCGGTACGCGCTGGCTTGCCCATGGTGCTATCCCACGGTATGAAGTGGGAACAAACCTCTATGACCATGAAGGATTTAGAGATTGGCAATATAGCTGCCATTCTCGAATCCCGTATTTGCTTGGCGCTCCACGTACCGGCTGTTGTTGTTGGTGCCAAGGTCGGCCTAGACAAATCAACGTTCACCAACGTTCGAGAGGCCAGAGAGTACATGTATGAGAACACGATTGGCCCAGAGTGGCAAATGATAGCTGACAAGCTGGGTGATGCCTTGCTTGAGGATTTTGGCTACACAGACGGCGCGTTGGTTGCTCGATTCGATACTTCAAAGATTAAGGCTCTCCAAGAGTCCGAACAAGCACTTTGGGAGAGAGTAAGACAATCCAAGTCCTTGAGCATTATAGAAAAACGACTCAAGTTAGGTTACCCGGCTGAACCACACGGCGCGATCTTCATAGATGCTAATATGGTTGCGATCAACCCAGAGACCGGGGAAATGCAGCCCCGGGTAGCAGAAATAGAGGCTGGAGTCAAGGATGCACAAAATCTTGCGGATGGCGGCAAGACAGAAGAGGATGACACCGGCCCGAAAAAAAAAAATAACGAAGTAGATACCAAGAGCTTAACAGGTATCCCCACCGCTGAACAACACGCGCTACTCCTAGAAAAACTCCTTATAAATGAAGAAAGCCATAAAAAAGTTATGATTGTTGCAGCCTCCCGCATGTTTGAGGAGATCGCGGACGAGTTCCGCGCCTATCTTGATGGGGAGGGTTATAAGAGCAAAGAGATCAAAGCTCGAATTACCAACGTTCGGAAAATCCGACCACACATTCAACAGATCGTCAAACGACATTTACAATCAAATATTACTGATGTTGTTAAAGAGGGCGCGGAGGGAACGCGCTCTGTACTGGGTACCAGCTTTGGGCTTACCAATGATGAGGCCGTAAGCTTTGCAAGCAAGCATACGTCAAAACTGGCTGGACAAATCGCGGACTCCTCCATTGATACCGTTAGAGGCTTGATTACTGAGGGCATAAAACAGGGCAGGCCAGTTAACGAGACAAGAAAGCTCTTGGAAAGTAGATTTGCCGATTGGGGGTCTGCTAGGGCTGAAACTGTAGCACGTACAGAGACCCTAAGAGCAGCCAACATGGGGTCACTTGAGGTACTAAAGAAAGGTGGAGTTGAATATAAGCAATTCATCGTTGCCCCTGATGCTTGTGATACATGCTTAGCGCTAGCCGATCAGGTAAATGCTGTCCATGAAAATTATATGGGGGTTGGTGACTCAGTAACCCTTGATGGTGGTGAGACCGTCAAAAACACTTATTCAAATATGCCCACACCTCCTATACACCCAAGGTGCCGGTGTACGATTGGTGGTATCCCCGCGTCGATGGTGCAAGAGGAGACAGCACACGTTAAGAAGATCGGTAGTCGATCTGCCGACACTGGTGATCTACTGTCAAAGTTTAGTCAAATAGACCCGGCGCATGAGTTCGATCACATGAGACAACCACTACACCACATGAGTTTATCCAGAGCAGTTGAAAATGGTAGTGCTGATGTGGTTATGCGCCGTTATGGGGATACAATGAACATCTTTCTTAGAGATTCCGGTACGATTCTCCCAACGGCTGAAAACTGGGCCGGGCAGGTTGGCCACCTAGCGTATGGTGACACCTATACCTGGCTGACCACGGCCCGGGAAGCAGGGAATCTTACCATCCGCCACCTTGCTAACGAAGCAGGCACGGTTGTTTCCCTAACTGGCAAAAGTAATCTGGGCGGTCTCACTACACCATTCATGGAGTTCACACCAAGTACAGATATTGCTAACAAGGTTGTTTGGAAAGAAAAACTAGGTGGTCTTTTTTCCAAGTATCCAGAGCCGACCAAGCTTATTAGGCAGGTCGGGGATAACCCAATGGTTGATAGTAAAACAGCAATGGCCCAAACGGGACACAAGGGTACTGGGAGAACAATCAATTTTAATACTAAGTATACCAATGAGATGTTGGAAACAGAGCTAAAACGGCAACATAGCAGGGGCTATACGGTTATCAGCAACGTAGATGAGGTCGCTACCCATGAGTTCGGCCATGTGGTCGATAACTACCTACAGAACATGGGTATTGAAACACGGGGTGAGATTTTAAGAACGAGCAGAGAACATTTTATAAGTGATTATGCTACCAGAAACCCCGCTGAATATTTTGCTGAAACTTTTACAGCTTATGAACAAAGCCCGGCCTCAGAGAGATATGATATTAGGATGATGGTTGAACTACTGAAAGAGGGAGGGCTGATAGAATGATGACATTACCGCCAAAGTGCTTAGATTGCAAGCACTTCCACGATGAGTGGACAAGCCCAAGAACTTGTGAGGCTTTTAACAAGGGAATACCGGAGGAGATTTACTTTGAGGGCAAAGACCATACAAAGCCTATCAAGGGCGACAAGGGCATACAGTTTGAACGTAGGAATGGACAATAAGCGAGCGTTATGCTAAAATTAAAAATTGGGTGATACCATGCTGGATTATATTGAAACACAATTGGAGATCAAGGCATTCGACGGTAAGAAAAGAACCTTCGATGCGGTTGCTGCTGGCATAGGCAATAAGGATGCTGGTGGTGACATTTTTGCGCCCGGTGCGTTTAAGCGCTCGATAGATGGGGCAGTAAAAGCAGGCAAGGTCAAGTTCCTTGATGCTCACCCATACAAATATACGGGAAACATACCAAGTACTAAGTTCATTATGGGCAAAGTGCTTGCTGCTTTTGAAGTTGATGACGAGCTTGTTGTCCGTATCTTTGTAAGCGACACATCGGACGGCACTGACCTACTTACAAAAATTCAGGACGGCGTAGTCGATGCACTATCAGTTGGCTATATTGCAGTCCGACAACACTTTGAAGAGATAGATGACGAGGTAGTTCGTGTTCTTGAGGAGGTGAAACTGATGGAAGTAAGCGCAGTTATTTGGGGAATGAACGACAAAGCAACCATTAACCGGCTAAGCGTTAAGGAAGCGGAAGAGACAAAAGGGCTAACTTATACCGCTACTCTGAGTGAGGAAACGGCACAGGATGGGCTTTGGAAAGCTAACAACACTTTCAACCAAACTCTCGGTGACATCATCAGGGATGATGCCGTTGAGGAGAAAGCGCCGCTGCTCCAAAAGGCACTAGACGATTACAAGAGCGCACTATCAACTCTTCTAGGTTTACAAGACGCTAAGTTGACAGGCGAGGGCAATGAGTTTATAATCAATGCCAACGAGCCACTATTTGCACTTCTTGAAGGAGCGCAGGCACACGGGGAAGCCAAAGGCAAGAAACCCGTCCCGTCTGAATCCGACAGAACCCGCGAGGACGAAAAAACTAACGCTCTTAAAGCACGGGTAACCAAGCTACGTATTATGAAATTGGATACCACCTAAAAAACAAGAAAGGAGTGCAGAAACGATGGCACCTAAAAAAATTGATTACAAAGGCAAAATCGAAACCTTAAATGATTCCGTTACCAAGGCAGCTACCGAGGCCAAGGACATAATGGAAGAGTTTAGTGGGAAAGCCATGCCAGAGGCGAAAGCCGATGAAGTGGATAAACTCTGTACAGAGGCCGAAGAGATGCAAACCGAAATCAAGCGTTTTGAAAAACTCGCTGGTATCGAGGAAGCGTCTGCTAAGCTTGATCTACGGATTCCCCACAAAGATGAGGGTGGCGAAAAGACACCTAAATCTGAGGGTGAGAAAGAAACCAAGATCGACCCGGTAATTGGCTATCTTACACTTGGCAAGATGTACACTCTTGAAAAAGAATATCTTGAAGGTTCGAGCAGGGGTTTTCAAGGCTCCTCACCAATGACTAAGATGCAGGCCAAGGACGGGCTTGTCGCCATTACTCAGAGTATGTGGACTGAGATCAAAGCTTCGGACGTTACGACAGCCATAGCTGGCGATCTTATCCAGAACGACCGCGTTGGGGAGATCATCAGAGAGGAAGACCGGCCCTTAAGGGTCAGGGGCTTGCTTACTGTTGGTTCGACCGGCTCCGATACTATTGAGTACTTGGAAGAGACATTCGATAACCAGGCCGCTGGAGTTCCCGAAATATTTGTTAGCCCGGCTACCAAGCCGAAGTCTGACATCCGGTACGAAGAGAAAACCAGTGTGGTTAAGCAGATCGCGCATTACATTAGAGTTTCTAACAAAATGATGGAAGACGCTCCGCAGCTCCAGCTGGCAATCGACTCTCGACTG